TAGTTATGCTGGCGAAAAGCTGGTGGGTGGCTACGAGACAGTCGCGTTTTGCGAGTATGATAAACACGCGCAGAAGGTCTTGCGTAAGCATTGGCCTGACACAGAGATAATTGATGACGTTAGGGAGTTAGCAAATGACGCAGATAGATTTAGAGGATTGGTTGACATTGTTGTCGGGGGATACCCCTGCCAGCCCTTCTCGTCTGCCGGGAAGCGCAGAGGCGATAAAGATGACCGACACCTCTGGCCGGAAATGCTTAGAATTATCCAAGCTGTCAGGCCGACTTGGGTTATTGGAGAAAATGTTGCTGGACACATCTCTATGGGCCTCGACGAGGTGCTATCTGACTTGGAAGCCGAAGGATACCAAGCAAGGTGCTTTGTTATACCGGCTGTCGCCGCAGACGCCAGACATAGACGCGACAGATGCTGGATTGTGGGCTACTCCGAACTCAATGGATCATCTGCCGCAGCGGTCAGAGGAGAGCCTCAAGAAGATGGCGGAAGGTCATCGGAAGGGCAGGGCGTTGCCGAGCAACCTCAGGGAACAGGTAGACCCAGAGACGGTCAGGAAGTGGCAAGAGGCGCAAGAGCCAAAACTGTGGGCGACGCCGAGAACGTCAGACGTAGCGTCCGGCAGGACACTGAACGAGAAGGGTCAAAGGATCAGCAAGACAAACCCAAATCTGGTATTCGGGGCGAACCTATCAGATCAGATAAAAATGTACCCAACGCCGACAGCCAACGACTTCAAGGGGTCGGGCAGAAACGAGACAATGAGGGATCGGCTGGATTACGCAGTGGAGAAGCCAGATGGCAAAAGAGTTTCTGGGAGCCTGAACCCGCAATTTGTAGAGTGGCTAATGGGGTATCCGGTCGGGTACACAGACTTAAACAATTAGGAAATAGCATCGTGCCTCAGGTGGCGGCGCGGATATTGTGGGCTATCAAAGAGGCGCACAATGGCTAGGCCGATGTACGAAACCGAGGCCGACAGACGCAAAGAGCAGGCACTAGCCAATGCTTTTGCTGAACACGGCTATGATTTCTACAAACTGCCGGTGCAGTATCGCCTCGACTTTGTGGTGTTTAAGGACAACAAGGCCAAGGCATTTATTGAGGTAAAGCATCGCAACGTGCGGCTGTTGCAGTACGACACAGCGATGGTGAGCCTGTCGAAAGTAATACAAGCCCGGCTGCTGACGCAGCACACTGGCTTGCCAGCGTATTTGCTGAACGTATATATAGATAACATCGCCCGCTTTGATTTCGCTGGCGATTACAAATTGGGGAAGGGTGGTAGATCTGACCGGGGCGATGCCCAAGACGCAGATATCTGTGCCTATTTTCCAATCGGTGGCGCAACCGTTTTGCGTAGTTCTAAAGTTTAGGAGTTTAAAATGGCTTTAGGTTTTACAGAGACTAGCAGTTCCGGCGGCGGGGATTTCCTGCCTATTATGAAATTCAGTGCAAAGGATGGCTCATTCGTGCGCCAAGACCGGCACCAGACTAGCGAGGGAACTTGGGAAAAGAGCGAAACCGAAATGGAATTGCCTTTTAAGGTGGTAATGGATATGGACGCAATTGAGGTTGGGTTTATTGCCTTTACCACGACTGGCCCTGACTTTCGTTTTGTTAAGGTTGGCGAGCCAATGCCGGTCAAGCCTAGTGATGAGCATAAGGAAGGCTTCCGCATTCGGATGTACAACAAAGAGATCAGCCTGCGCGAGATGAGCAGCAGCAGCAAGATCGTGCGTAATCAGATGAATGATTTGCACGATGCATATCTGGCTGGCAAAGCTGACAACCCCGGCAAGGTGCCAGTGGTTGAGATCACCGGCTCTGATCGCATCCAGATCGAAACTAAGGCACAAGGCACACAAACCTTTCGCTCGCCTAAGTGGGCAATAACTGGCTGGGTTGATCGCCCTGCTGGTTTAGATAAGGCAGAACCTGCCCCAGAACCCGCCGTAGCAGCCCCGGTTGCTGCAACCCCTTCGGTAGTCGAGGGCGCTGATTTGTTCTAGCGGCGGTTAGTGATCGGCGGCGGTTTCCTCCCTTGGCTGCCGCCGGTCACGCTTTAAGGGGCAAGGGATTGGGGTAATGAGATGACAAACATAGCAGCATATATAGAACAGGTTGCCCGCCATTACTGGGGTGAGCCAAACCCGCGCCTGTCAAAAGGCACAGAATTGCGTTGGGGTACACACGGCAGCCTGTCGGTTTGTACGCGCAAAGGCGTTTGGAGTAATTTTGAGACTGGGGAATCCGGCGGTGTAATTGATATGGTGAAGGCAAACGAGCCAGCCAGCATCAACGGCAACATACCTGACGTGCTAGAGCGAAAGTTTGGCATCAGCAAGCAGCAACAAAGAGCCCTGCCAGTGACGCCGAAGATGTCTCGCGCTTATGATTATTATGACAGCGATGGCGTGTTGGCCTATCAGGTATTGCGGTTCGATAACCCCAAGACATTCAGACAAAGACGCCCGGATAACAGCGGTGGCTGGATCAACAGCATCAAAGACATTGACCCGCTGCCATATAACCTGCCAGCCATCGTGACTAATCCACAAGCGCCAGTGTTTATTGTTGAGGGCGAGAAATGCGCCGATGCACTGATCGAGCTTGGCCTGATCGCCACGACAAACAGTGGCGGCTCAAAGAACTGGAAGCCGGAGCTAGCGCAGTATTTCGCTGATCGCAATGTCGTAGTGCTGCCCGACAACGATGAGGCCGGGCAAGCACACGCAGACACAGTGATAGCGGCGCTGCACGGCACGGTGGACAAGATCAAGCGTCTGGATTTGCCAAACCTGCCGCACAAGGGTGACGTGGCTGATTGGCTGGCAGCAGGCAACGGCAAGAAGGTATTGCTTGAACTAGCACGTCAAGCGCCAGTGGTTGAGACAGCGCCAGATGTCAAGCCTGACATTTACCCGCTGTATGATGAGCATTACCTAATGACGATGCCGCCAGTTGAGTGGATGATTGACGATGTACTAACTAAGCACGGTTTCAGCGTCATGTATGGCGCCCCCGGCACTGGCAAGTCATTCATAGCTATTGATATGGCATTGTGTATGTCACACGGCTTGGCGTGGCACGGCAGGCAGACTAGGCAGGGCGTTGTGCTGTACATTGCCGGTGAGGGCGTTGGCGGGCTGGGAAAGCGCGTCAAGGCGTGGAAGCTGCACAATCAGGTTGAGGATACCGGCTTGCTGCGCGTCCTGCCTATGGCCGTTGATATGATGGACGAGGAAAGCATCGACAAGCTGCTGCGTACTATTGACAGCCTTGATGAGCAGTTTAGCTGCCTAGTGATTGACACTGTGGCTCGCAGCATGACCGGCGAAGAGAACAGCGCCACAGATATGTCGTCATTCATCAGGGGCTGTGACGCGGTAAAGCATCACACCGGCTGCGGCTTGTTGGCAATACATCACGCTGGCAAGGATGCGAGCCGGGGCATCAACTCTATGCGCGGTAGCTCGGCACTGGCTGGTGCCGCTGATACTGTGCTGGCGGTGGGCAAGGCCGAAAGCATCGTGGCGTTGTCAATGGATAAGCAAAAGGATGCAGAGCCAATCGACAAGATCACGTTTGAGATGACGCCAGTGGCATTGGTTGACGACACCAGCATCGTGATGAAACCCATTGAGGCGCAGGGTGCAACAAAGAAACAAAACCTGTCGGCGAGGCAGCAACACGCATTCCAATCGCTGCAAAATACGCTGATAAAACTAACGACAGATGCCTTGTCAGTGAGCCAATGGCATGAGGCGCACAAGGTCAAATCACCCGATTTAACGCCCGGACAGCGAAAGGATGCGCGGCAGGGCTTGCAGGACAAGGGTGTGGTGACAGTGCATGAGGGCAAAGTGTGGATTAACAAGGGGTTAGCGTAAAATGTGGGGTGACCATCCCACCTATATCGCACGTTTCGGCACAGGTGGGTGGGGTGTGATGATCTTTAGATCACACCCTACCATCCCACCCTACGTTTAGGAGAGGTAAAATGAAGGGCAAACAAGTACCAAAACCAAGCAAGCAATACTATGCGCCTAGTCAGATGGCAATGCGCCGGATGCAGGATGCGCTGCATGAATATGATCGAGCCGCAACAGCAATGGAAGCAAAGTGGGGCATTGATAGATTGCCCTGGCTGGTGGCAGAGGGATTGCGTGGCAGGTTTGAAGCGCAGATGGATCTGTTGAACAAGGCCATTGATGATCAGCACGATGTCGAGCATCAGGTGTCGGTGACATTGCGGGGATTGGCTGCGCTTGAGCAGGCTGCTATCGCTGCCGGGCATGAACCGTTGAGTGGTGACTATTGGGAAGCGGCAATGGATGATGGCAAGGTGCTGGCGATTACGCGCAATGGCTATGAGGCCGGTAAGGTGGCGAAAGAGCATAGAGAGATGGTGGTCTATAGTGTTGATGAGATCGCAGCTATCGTGTCAGGCTGGCGCAAGGACAAGGCTGGGCAAGTGGCTGACATAGCCAAAGAGATGTGGCCGGGTGCCGCTGTTGAAAAGGTAAGGACAAGAATTGAAAAGGAACTGAACGATGAAATCCCTTTTTAGGAAATGGTCGGTGATGCCGTCACGAGCCGTCAATGACCGCGAGTTAAAGGAACGCGAGTTGCGGGTGTTAGGCGCTTTGTGCATCCACACTAATGCGGCTGGTGTATGTTGGCCGTCAATGGAAACATTGTGCGCCGTGACAGGCTATGCAGAGCGTGTGACGATACACGCAGCGATGAAGGTGTTGAAGCGCAAGCGGTACGTCAGGCAGTTGCAGCCGAAGGATTACCAAGAGACAGCAAGTGGCTGGAAAAGCAACAGGTATCAGGTGCTGTGGGATGGTGACGAGGCGTTGCCAACATATGAAGAGATACACAACGCCAAGCCATTGCAGCTTGTGGCTGACCAAGATGACGCATCCATAAAGGAAACAGGGGGTCTGGGGGATTTACAATCAGTCTCTCACACACCCGATGACCCGGTCGCCGAGGCCATCACCCACACTTACATCAGCGCCGTGCAACAGGCGACAGGTCAGGTCAGGATGTATGACAACGAGATAGCACACGCACGGCGGCTGTCTGCTGCTGGCTTTACTGCGGCTGATGTGAGGGCAGCAACGCTGAACACCTGCGATGCTGCGCTTGAACGCAGGGCAGGGGTGCCATCGCTCTACGATGTTGCGCAGGCGATGTCGTGATGTACAGCGCAACAGACGTTGGTTTGTCGGTGTACAGCGCGGTCGATGACGATACCCGGCCACAGCAAAAGCGACCCCTTGCCCCCCGCCCCTCTCCGCTTATCGATGGGGGTGTCACACAAAATTTTCGCCCCAAACCTTGCCGCGACTGCGACCGTGGCATGATCCGCGAGCCGGATGGCTATGGTTGCGTCCAGTGGACATCGTGCTATTCTTGTGGGGGAACAGGAGTGGCCGATGATTTATGAGGGCGATGGCTCTTTTGAGCGAAAGCTAACCAACCGGCAATGCCCGCGCTGTCGCAGCGCAATAAGGGTTGTGCGCGATGAGAAGCATAAGCGCGAATATGAATGCACTGCTTGCAGCTTAAAAATTATTGACGTTAAGGGAGACACCGAAGGATGAACAGATACGAGTTATTAGATGCCGCCAAGGAAACTGTCGCTGATCGTGGCGAGGATTACGGCAGCATTTGGGAAAACCACGAGCGCATTGCTATTATTTGGACGGCGCTTATTGGCATACAGATTGAGCCGGAGCATGTGGCTATGATGATGGCCGGGGTAAAGTTGGCTAGGTTAGCGGCCACGCCGGATCATCAGGATAGCTGGGTGGATCTAGCTGGCTATGCCGCAACTGGATCGGAGTGTTTGCATGTCAGACAAAACAACGCCAACGATTAGGCAGCAGCGAGCAGCACTGGCTTCATCCGATGAGGCTCGGCGTGAAGCGGTGGTGCAAGAGCTAGAGGCCATTGGCGCTGGTGAGGCGACTGACGTTATTCAGTGGGATGATATGGGCAGGGTGACGCTGACGCCGAGCGATCAGTTGTCGGATCGCGCCCGGCGGTCGGTTAAGAAGGTCAAGGTCACGCCCAATCAGTTTGGCAATCAGATCGAGGTTGAGATGCACGACAAGTTGTCGGCGTTGCGGCTATTGGCGAAGCATCGCGGGTTGTTAGAGCCGAATGCGAATGATCAGAAGCCTAGCATGATTGGCATTAACATCACTGGGCCGACTGCGAAGATTGTCGAGATTGATGGTGACGATGGGTAAGGTCATCGACATGAAGGATTATATTAGCGTCAGGTTTTTTAAGAACGATATTTTGTGCGGCTATTGTAATCAGTTGACGAGAGGCCGGGTATATGATGGCGGTGAGGCTATTGTTTGCACGGTGTGCAGCGGGCCTATGCTTGAATTAACCAGCGATGATTATGCTGGAGAAACTACTATTATTTTTGACCCAGAGGATTATGATGGCGCGAGCTAGAGCAGCAACAGACAGATCACCCCGGCGCAGGAAGCAGCCAACCACTGAGGCTTTGGCGGGGTTGAATTTAGATTTTTCGGAAAGTCCGACCGTATGGGAATTTTTGCAAGACGACAGCTTTGTGCGTGGTCTAATGGGGCCAGTAGGATCTGGCAAAACATTCGGTTCGTTAGCGGAAGTGATGTTGCGGGCGGTGAAGCAGGAACCATCACCGATAGATGGGATCAGATATACTCGGTTTGCAGTTATCAGGAACAGCTACCCGGAACTACGCACGACCACGATTAAGACGTGGCAGGAATTATTCCCTGAGAATGTGTGGGGGCCAATGCGCTGGTCGCCGCCTATTACACATCACATCAAGCTGCCGCCGCGTGATGGCGCGGCTGGGCTTGATTGTGAGGTGATTTTCTTGGCGTTGGATCAGCCGCGTGATGTTCGTAAATTGCTTTCCTTAGAATTAACCGGCGGCTTCATAGATGAGGCCAGGGAATTGCCAAAGGCGGTGGTTGATGGCTTGACATCGCGTGTCGGTCGTTTCCCGACTAGGGCGAATGGCGGTTGCACTTGGCGCGGCGTGTGGATGAGTACCAACCCAATGGATAGTGACCACTGGTGGCATCAGTTGGCTGAGAAAAATCCTATTCGCGGAAAGTATCCTTGGAAGTTTTATAAGCAGCCCGGCGGAGTTATTGAGGGAACCAAAGAACACGAGGATGCTATATTCTCGGCTGATAAATATTGGATTAATAACCCGGCGGCTGAGAACGTAAATAATTTGCCGCCCGGATATTACGAGCAGCAGTTAGCGGGCAAGACCATTGACTGGATACAATGTTATGCCGGGGCTAAGTATGTTTATGTGCAGGATGGCAAGCCGGTCTGGCACGAGTTCGTTGATAGTATGATGTCGGCTGACGTGCATATCGAGGAAGGTTGGCCGGTTCACATTGGGCTTGACTTTGGTTTGACGCCGGCGGCTGTCTTTGGGCAGAAGATGCAGAATGGGCGGTGGCACGTTGTGCATGAACTGGTGGCCTTTGATATGGGTCTGGAGCGGTTTTGCCATCACCTGCTGGCTGACATACAGCAGCACTTTCCAAAGTCAGACGTGTTGATCTGGGGTGATCCGGCTGGTGTAAAACGTGACGAGATATTTGAGGTAACGGCGTTTGAGCATTTGCGAACTATGGGCTTACATGCTAGGCCAACCAGCACCAACGATTTTATGGTTCGGCGTGAAGCTGGTGCTATGCCAATGAATAGGCTGATTGACGGCAAGCCCGGCCTGCTGGTTAATCGCTCTTGTGTTAAAACGCGCAAGTCGCTGGCTGGTGGTTATCACTTTAAACGTATGGCTGTTGGCGCTGGTCAGGAACGGTTCCGCGATGTGGCAAATAAAAACCAACACTCGCACGTTGGTGACGCATTTGGCTATTTGATGCTTGGGGCTGGCGAGGTGCGGAACATTACGCGCAACAGCCAGTTTAGCAATCAGTTTAAACAGGCCACTGCTAATATGGATTTTAATATATTTTGATTGACATAACGACAAACAAAAAGTTTCGGATTGTGCCGTTTCACTGGGCGCACCCCTATGCGGCTGATTTGCGCGAGCATGATAAAAAGGTTTTCCAGTATGTGCCTAATTATCAGGATATGCTCAAAGCGTTTCAAGCCGAGGGTGACGCAATCACAGCAATGTGGAAAGGCCGAATTGTTTGCTGTGCTGGCTGCAACGTGTTGTGGCCGGGGGTGGCAGAGGCTTGGATGATAACATCTGTTGAACTTCCTAATATATCTTTAACAGTAACGCGAGCAGCTATTAGATACTTTGATAAGTTTTCTACAAAACATAAATTAAAAAGATTACAGATCACGGTTGATGTAGAAAACGAGCTTGCGATGCGGTGGGCAAAGGTGTTAAAATTCCAACCAGAAGGGCTGCTCCGCAAGTATGGGCCGGGCGGTTTTGATTACATGATGTTCTCAAGGATTTACAAATGAGTTTTCTTTTTAAGTCTCCAAAGGTAGTAATGCCGACAGCGGCGGCAGTTGCCCCGGAAGTGACCGAGGCACAAGATCGTCAAGAGAAACGCATTGAAGCCCAAGAGGAAAGTCAAGCCAGAAAGATTGCTGCGCAACGCAGGGCTAGGCAGTATGGCGGTCGGCGTATGCTGATGGCGTCTATTCGCGGCGGCACAGCAGACGAAGATGAAACAACGTTAGGATAGTATTATGGGTTCAGTAGGAAAAATTTTTACTAAAGTTGCAACATCTGCGGGGCTTATAAAAAAAGTTCCTAAAATAGTGCAGCCATTAGTTAAAGCTGGTGCCGCGCTTGAAGCAGGCCGCGATCCAACAGATAAAGCTAAAAAAGCCACTGCCACGGCTCTTGCGTCTGAGCGTAGAGTTACGAGGGCTGAACGTACAGAGGCGGCCAAGAGGCGCGCCCGCCGGGCTGGTCGCCGTGGTCTAATGATGGCTGGTCGTCTAGGCGGCGGTGGTCAAGAAGAAGAAACCAAAACAACATTAGGATAAGATGATGCCAAAGAAAAAAGGTAAGGGTTACGGTAAGTAATGCAAAAGAAAAAAGAGGTTTGGGATAAGAAGCGCCCAAAAGGTTTGGGCAAGCCAAAGGGTTTGACCCCAGCACAAAAGCGCAAGGCACAGCGAGCCGCAGCAAAGGCTGGCCGTCCATACCCTAACCTTGTTGATAATATGAGGGCGGCGCGTGACTAAGAAGGCGCATCAGGCTCCGGGCGGTGGATTGAACGAGGCCGGTCGCAGGCACCACGAGGCTAAAGATGGCGGCAACCTAAAACGTCCAGTCAAAACCGGCACTGGGCCGCGCCGTATTTCTTTTGCTGGCAGGTTCGGCGGTATGGCTGGCCCTGAGACAAAACCAGATGGATCGCCAACCAGATTAAAAGAGGCGTTGAGTGCGTGGGGCTTTAGGTCAAAGCAAGCTGCCAGAAACTTTGCGAAGAGGCACAAGAAAAATGCGTAGTGTTGAGGAAATCCTAAAACGTCACGATATTGCGCAGCGCCGCAAAGACAATTGGCGGCAGATTTACGAAGATTGTTATGAGTTCGGCTTGCCACAGCGCAATCTGTATGATGGCTATTACGAGGGCGGTGGCTCTCCGGGGCAAAACAAAATGGTTCGCGTGTTCGATAGCACAGCTATCAATGCAACACAGCGATTTGCCAACCGCATTCAATCGGGGTTATTCCCACCTTATGCACCGTGGTGCCGCTTAGAGCCGGGGGTAGAAATCCCAGAAGAGCGGCGCATCGAAGCGCAAATGGCGTTGGATATGTACAGCGACACAATGTTTAGTGTGCTGCGTCAATCTAACTTTGATTTGGCTATGGGCGAGTTCTTGCTAGATCTGGCAGTTGGCACGGCTTGTATGCTGATCCAACCCGGCGATGAACTAAACCCAATCCGCTTTACTGCCGTGCCGCAGTATTTGGTTGCCATTGAAGAGGGCGCACACGGCAAGGTCGATAATGTTTACCGGCGTATGCGTATGAAGGGCGAAGCCATTAGCCAGCATTGGCAAGATGCCGAGATCCCAGAGCGTATGCAGCGCATGATTGACGAAAAGCCAACCGAAGAAATCGAGCTTATCGAGGCGACACTGTATGAGCCTGAGATGGGTGAGTTTTGCTATCACGTCATTTGGCCGGAAGGCAAAGCCGAGCTATTGAAGCGTTACATGAAATCCAGCCCTTGGATCGTGGCGCGTTATATGAAAGTAGCTGGTGAGGTCTATGGTCGCGGGCCGTTGGTTACTGCAATCCCAGACATTAAGACGCTAAACAAAACGCTAGAGTTATTGCTTAAAAATGCCAGCTTGTCGATTGCCGGTGTTTACACTGCCGCTGATGACGGTGTTTTAAACCCGCAGGCAATCCGCATTGCGCCGGGTGCGATTATCCCGGTGGCGCGTAATGGTGGCCCACAGGGTGAGAGCCTGCGTCAGATGCCACGATCCGGCGACTTTAACGTGTCGCAGATTGTCATCAATGACCTGCGTATGAACGTCAAGAAGATCCTGCTCGATGACACATTGCCGCCTGACAATATGAGCGCAAGGTCTGCGACAGAGATTGCAGAACGCATGAAAGAACTGGCGCAGAACCTTGGCTCCGCTTTCGGTCGTTTGATTACCGAAACTATGGTGCCAATGATTGCGCGGATCTTATATGTAATGGATGAGCGCGGTTTGATTGAGATGCCGCTGCGCGTCAATGGCCTTGAGGTCAAGGTCACGCCGGTAAGCCCGATTGCACAAGCGCAAAATATGGGTGACATTGAAAAAATTATGCAGTGGGTGCAAATGTCGTCAGCCCTTGGCCCAGAAGGCCAAATGGCTGTAAAGACAGGCAGCATTGCAGATTATGTTGCTGATAAGCTGGGCATCCCGGCTGAGTTGCGCACGTCTCCAGAAGAGCGCGAGATGATGATGCAGCAAGCAATGGAAGCCGCCCAAATGGCGGCGCAAGCAGAGGCCGGTGAAATGCCACAAGGTGAGGCACCGCCAGAAGGGGCATAAGAATGAACCCAGAAGGTTGGGATGGTCTACGTTCTGTAGATCCAAAGATTGCAGAAAAACAGCAGGTAGATAAGGACGACATTGATCGTCTTTATTTGCGCGTATTCGCCAGTGACGATGGGGCAAAGCTGCTCACTCATCTACGCGCACTGACGATAGAGCAGCCAACGTGGTATCCCGGCGAAGAAGCCAGCCACGGCTATGCTCGCGAAGGCCAGAACAGTCTGGTCAGGGAAATTGAGCGGCGCATGAAAAGAGCGAGATCACTATGAACGAAACTGATGGTCTGCTGGCCGATGCTCAAATTGAGAGTGACGATAACCAGCAGCAAGCAGAAGAAGCAATCTCACACGTTAAGCCTGACGGCGAGACTGTATCTAGTGACGCAGTAGCGTCAGAGGCGGCAACCGAAGAAGGAAAGCCTGAGTGGTTGCCCGAGAAGTTTAATACCGGCGAAGATTTGGCAAAGGCTTATTCTGAGTTGCAGAAAAAGTTTAGCCAAGGAAAGCACAAAGCCCCAGAGGAATACGATGAAGCCGTATTTGCCGAGGCTGGCATTCCAGAGGATGACGAGCTTTACACAGTATACAGAGACTGGGCTAAAGAAAACGGCATCAGCCAGTCGGCGTTTGAAGAGCTTGCTGGTAAGTTTATTTCTATGGCCGGTGATGAGGCACAAGAAGCCGAGATTTCATATAAAGAAGAATATGAAAAACTGGGCAACAATGCTGACGCAATAATTAAGTCAATGTCTGACTGGGCATCAAGCCTAGTTCGCAAGGGCGTTTGGTCTGAGACTGACTTTGAAGAGTTCAAGATTATGGGTGGTACAGCCGAGGGCATGAGAGCTTTGCAAAAGGTTCGCAGCTATTACGGCGACAAGGCTATCCCGGTAGACGTTGCGCCTATGGCCGGTGCGCCATCAAAAGAAGAGTTGATGGCAATGGTCGGAAAGCCAGAATATCAAACAGATCCAAGCTACAGAATAAAGGTTGAGAAAATGTTTGAGCAGGCTTTTGGCAGTGACGAATACTCGCCAACATAAAGGTCAAGAGGGAACTGTTTACAGTTCTCTCTTTTTTACATATAATCCCTATTGACAGACAATCGTCTTTCGACCTGTCGCAAACGCTTGGGGGCGTAGCGTGTATGCCCAAGCCGCAGCCCGAAAGGATACCTGCTAGGCGCTAATCGTGTTTTAACTTTGACAAAGGAATAGGAAAATGGCTGTAGGCATTTCCAACGCTTTTGTGCAGTTGTTCGATGCGGAAGTGAAGCAGGCATATCAAGCATCTCGTGCTTTGGCTGGCGTTACTCGCGAAAGAACAAGTGTCGAAGGCAATCAGGTGAAGTTCCCGAAGATCGGGAAAGGAACCGCAACAGTTCGCGTACCGCAAACTGACGTTACACCTCTGAACGTGACTTACTCACAAGTCACAGCAACAATGTCAGATTTCATTGCTGCTGAGTATTCAGACATTTTTAACCAGCAAAAAGTCAACTTTGACGAGCGCCGGGAATTGGTGCAAGTAGTTGGCGCAGCTATCGGTCGCCGTATGGATCAGCTTGTTATTGACGCGCTCAATGCAGCTTCCTCACCGTCAACCGTTGCAACAACTGTTGGTGGTTCTGGCACAAACATGAACCTTGCAAAGCTGCTTGCAGCTAAAAAGGCTCTGGATGTGAAGAACGTGCCAGCAGAAGGTCGCTGCATGATTATTCACGCAAACGGCTTGTCAGCATTGCTTGATGAGACAGAACTCACCAGCAGCGATTTTGCTACTGTGAAGGCTCTCTCAACAGGCGAGATCGACACTTTCCTCGGCTTTAAATTTATCACATTAGGTGATCGTGATGAAGGTGGCCTGCCTATCCCATCAACCCGCACTTGCTTTGCGTTCCATCGCGATGCAATCGGTATGGGCATTGGCATGAACCAAAAGTCTGAAATCAACTACGTTCCTGAGAAAACGTCATTCCTCGTTTCTTCAATGTTCTCCGCTGGTGCGGTTGCCATTGATGACGATGGTATTGTCAAAATCTCAGCGACTGAATAGAAAGGAGATTAGTAATGGCTTTCTCTTCAGCAGGTTGGAACGTGATCGGTGCAGCTAAATCTGGCAACGCACCATCAATGTACACCTACACATCAGCAGACGCGATTGATGCTGTGAACACCGAAGGTTATTTCAACACACTGTCAGACACAGTGGCAGTTGGCGACATCATCTTTGTTCACGACAGCGCGACCCCAACAATGTCAATTGTTATGGTTGCATCAAATTCGGCTGGTGTTGTTGACGTTACCGATGGCACCGCCATCGCAATGGGTGACGCAGACTAATTTAAGTGGGGCCGGGCAACCGGCCCCCTTTCCCTATTCTGGAGTAGCGCAATGGCGGCTGGTGATACCAAACTATCAATCTGTTCTGATGCTTTGATTATGTTGGGCGCAGCGCCTTTATCATCATTTGCAACCGGCACCGATGAAGCGCAGGTCGCTGATCGCCTCTATGACGATGTTCGCGATACTCTGTTAATGCAATATGCGTATTCTTGGTCTGTGCAGAAAGTGCAGTTAGCGCAGCTTGCCAGCACCCCAATCAATGAATGGAAATACGCCTACGCGCTGCCCGGCGATATACTGGGCAACCCAAAGGCTGTGTTTAACACAAGCTCTGTTGGTTCAAATACGGTTCGCGATTTTGAGCTTTATAATCTTGGCCTTTACACTAATTACGAAACAGTTTGGATTGACTACCAGTTCCGGCCAGAGCCAGCAATATTCCCGCCGTATTTTGTGCGTCTGTTAAAGATGGCGTTGGCCGCTGAGTTTGCCGAGCCGGTTACCGACCAGATAGCCAAGGCTGATTATTATCACGCAAAGGCTTATGGGTCACCGTCTGAAAATATGCGCGGTGGTTTGGTGCGTGTGTCTATTAACATTGACGGCGCTGACCGCCCGGCACAGCAAATACAAGAGTTCCCGATTTCAGATATAAGGTTCTAGCATGAGCCGCATCATCCAGATCCAGAATGATTTTACCGCTGGCGAGCTAGATCCAAAGCTGCGGTCGCGTACTGACATCAGTCAGTATAAGTCTGGCCTATCAACAGCGCGTAATGTAAGCATCCAGCCGCAGGGCGGTGCCAAGCGGCGTGATGGCACTAAGTTTGTTGAAGAATTAGATAGCGGCGCGGCTAACGCTGTGCGAATGGTGTCGTTTGAGTTTAGTGTCAGCGACAGCTATATGTTGGTTTTCACACCCAGTAAGATGTACGTTTTCAAAGACGGTGCGTTAATCAAAAACATCAACGGCAGCGGCGATGATTTTTTAGCTGTGGCTAGTTTGACTAGCTCTATTTTGCCGGAGATGAATTGGGTGCAGTCTGCCGACACCGTTATTGTAGTGCATCCAGACCTGCCGCCGACAAAGATTGTGCGTGGCGCAGGCGACACAAACTGGACAGCCAGCACAATCACATTTGATTTTGTGCCTAAGTATGCTTTTACTTTAAGTGTAACTGCCGGAACCGCATATAACACTGGTGTGGCACATGACCACCTAGAGCCGTCTGCTGCATCTGGCAACCTGACACTAACAGCAAAGCACAGCGGATCAGACGCTAATATATTTACCAGTGCTGCCGCCAGCTACATTGGGCAATATATAAACGTGACGCCATTTGGTCGATTGCGGATTGTGCGTAGGGTATCAGCGGCCAAGCTAGAATGTTTTGCTGAGGTGCCTTTGTTTGACACCAGTAACATTGATGACGCTGACTGGGAGTTTGAAAGTGGCTATGAAGAGGTGTGGTCGTCTAGCCGGGGATACCCACGCAGCGTAACATTCCACGAAGGCCGGTTGTATTTTGGTGGAACTAAACAACGGCCATCAACTATCTTTGGATCGAGGGTTGCGACCTTCTTTAACTTTGACCCTGGCGAGGCTCTTGATGATGCGGCGGTTGAGGCAACATTAGACACCGGCACATTTAATGCAATTGTTGATATCTTTTCTGGTCGTCACTTGCAGATCTTTACGACCGGCGCTGAGTTCTATGTGCCGCAAACACTAGACACGCCCATCACGCCTAGTAATCTAATCGTCAAACAGCAGACTGCGTTTGGCAGCAAACCCGGCATTCGGTTGCAAAACGTAGACGGCTCAACCTTGTTTATTCAAAGGCAGGGCAAGGCTATCCAAGAGTTTATTTTTAGTGACGCAGTGCAAGCGTACACATCAGCTAAGATCTCGCTGCTGTCATCGCATCTATTAAAGACGCCAGAGGAAATGGCGGTGCGCGTTGCCACGTCAACTGACGAGGGTGACCGGCTAATGCTGGTAAATGGCGAAGATGGCAGCATTGCTTGTTACACGTTGCTGCGAAGCCAAAATGTTATTGCGCCGTCAGAGTGGACAACTGATGGAGAGTTCTTAAATATTGGCGTTGACGTTGACGACATATACACTGTTGTGAAGCGCACTATTGCTCCTTATGCCACTGCTACGATTACTGTGACTGACGCTGCAAATATTGCAAACAGCGAAACCGTTGTCTTGACTGACAACGCTGGCACGTCAACAACATTTACGGCTGTTACCGGCACCCCGGCTAATGACTTGCAGTTTCAAGTTGGCGGCTCTCTTACAAACGATCAAGTCGCAGACAATTTAGCCACAGCTATCAACTCAGTTGCTGGGTATGACGCGCCCAACCCTGCGGCCAATGTTGTTAGTATAACTCGCAAGGTTACTGGTGGTAGCAATTTAACAATCACATCAAGCGATGCTGTCAGACTTACTGACGTTGATTTTACGGTTTCTGCGACTGACAGATATTATGTTGAAATATTTGATGCAAACGCATTGCTTGATTGTTCAGTTGTTGGCGGCGCGGCGTCATCTGTGGACATGAGCCATCTAGAAGGCGACACCGTTAAGGTAATCCGCGATGGCATCGTTGAGCCTGATCAAGTTGTGGGCATTAGCCCATTCACCGTTACCTTTGCCACTGCGGCGTCTACAAGCCACGAGGTTGGCCTTAACTTTACGCCAGAGGTAAAGACACTGCCGGTTGAACCAAACCTGCCCAGCGGCTCAATAAAGGGCTTTAAGAAGCGCATCTTTGAGGTAAACGCCGAGTTGTTTGAAACACAGTCGCTTACAATCGACAATAAGTTAATCGCGTTTCGCCAGTTTGGCGCAAATGTGTTTGGCAGCGCAGTGCCGGAGTACACAGGCATCAAGACATTGCACGGTCTTTTGGGTTATACTTATGATGGACAAATAACAATCGGCCAAGAAGTGCCATTAAAAATGACACTGCTGGGCATTGATTATAAAGTGAGTGTAGGACAGTAATATGGCACAGGCTATCCCATTTTTGATTGCCGGAATGACGGCTTTAACCGCAAGCCAGCAACTAAAAGCTGGCAAGGCGCAAGCTAGCGGTCTGGCAAGGCAAGCAGCATTTAGAAAAGTGCAGGCTCGCGGCGAGGCGTTAAAGTATAGGCAGCAAGGTGCCGCCGTTATGGACAATATTTTAGCGACAAAGGCAGCAATCAACGCAAGAGCAGCAGCCGGTGGGATTGACCCATTCAGTGGCAGCGCCAAGGCTTTGGCTTTGTATGCTGAGAAAAAAGGCGCAAACGAACTTTATATAAGCCGTGACGGCGAACAGATTGCCTTTGGCACTGGCGAAGCGCAGGCAATGCAATATATGTCTCAAGCAAAGTCAGCAATATCTGCATCAAGAGCGCAAGCATTTGGCACAATAATGCAGGGCGCTATGATGGGTATGTCACTGGGCGGCGCACCCGCTGGCGGCAGCACTGGGCTGCAAGCTGGTCAGTCAGCAACGGTGTCAAGGGCAGGCTTTAGAGGATACGGCGGGTAATGGCAGAGCTACCAAAATACAGACCTTTAGGTGTAGGCATACCGTCAGTGCCGACTGTTGACTTTGTTGCGACAGGCGCTGCTAAGGCTCGCGCAATTGATGCTGTTACTAAAGGCCTCAATAGCATGACTGATTATTTGTACAAAAAACAGGTTGCCCAGACACAACGCGAAGCGATGCAGTATGCGTTTGAGAACCCAGTAACTGCTGAACAAATTGAGCAAGCCCTTGCTGATGGCAGAGACATGAGTGAAGTTGTCGGCGACCCTGACACAGTGTTTGGTGCAGTAACAACTGCGGCCACCGCAACCCAGTTATCGACTGAGTTGCAAACGCAGCTAACATCAAAGCTTGCTGTCTATAATGCAATGATTGAGGGCGGCGACCCCAACTTTAACCCGCAATCTATGCGCAATGATTTAACTGCTATGATTAACGGCCATAGCGAAATAATCGCGGGCGTAGACCCAGAGGCTGCGCTAAAGTATAACGCGACTGCGAACACGCTATCTGCGGCCACATATAAATCAGGCCTTGAGCATAGTTTTAAAATAGCCCAAGCCCTTACAAAAGACCGGGCAAATGCAGAACTTGACAAGCTGCCTAATATTGTAAAACGTGTTTTGTTAAACCACGCTGGCGACATTGGTGTTACGACCGGAACAATTGCTACACAGCTAAAAGTTGCAAATAACGCAATCATTGAGACTGGTGATGCTGCGTTTATAGAAAGTGCCGGTACTAAAATTAGAGATATTGTGACTGAGCAATATCAAAACGTCCTAGCCGACTGGGCCGGGCAATCAAGCAAAAACACGCGCCGCGCTTTAAAAGGTGATTTTGGCGATAGGTTCACCAGCTTGTATGGCGTCCTTGACGATAAAGAAAAAGCTGGTGTTCGCGACTTAGTTAGAAAACAGCGCGATGCTCGTATCGCTGACAATAAGGTTGCTAAAGACCTTGGCCTTGCTAATGCTAAAAAAGAAGTGCAGCGCATACAAACAACAATGGCCGACTTAGCGGCTACCGCTTACCAAGGCGCAGCGTATAACTCTGCGGTTGATCAGTTGCAGGCATTAGCCGTTTTGTACCCAGAGGCTGTAACGCAATCATCTATCACATCGCTAGACAAGGCGCTTGATCCCAGCAAAGACCCAAAGTCAAATTTTGCTGGCATGTTTGAATTAAAGCGCAGAGTGCTGGGCAACGAAATACAAACAATGGATGATTTAGAACAGCAAGCAAATGCCCTTGGCGTTGGCGCAAAGGACTATTATTCAATTGTGCCGTTTTTACAAACAGACGTAAAAGCAGAAGCGACAGCCGTTGATCGGATTATTCGGCGTAACGCTAAAATTGTTGATGGGTCAAACGCAAGCCAAAAGCAATCCAAGGCATATTTTAAGTTTGAAAGAACTTTGGACGACAGATACACAGCAAGAATACAAGAATGGGAGCAAAGTACGCGGGTCACTTTAATGCCAACAAAACTAGATATAGCAAAAGAAATTGACCTAGAGTATCGCCGCAGTGATGAACAAAAAGATGTTAATGCTGCCGTTACTAACTTTATTAGAGACTTTGGGCCAGAAGGCGCGCAAACACCTCTTAATATTTTAATTGACGAAGATACAACAGAACAGGACATAAGAGACGCTTTAATCGCTAAAGGTGTGAAAGACCGGAAATTGATTGCGCAAATGGATTTGGTAAGATCTAGAATTAGCACTATGAACCGTGCTGTTGAAAGAAGGGATGCTCTACGATGACCGATGATTTTGCAAGAGCGTTTGATGATAGGTTTGCGTCTAATGTTATAGTTGACACGCCGCCTGTTCTGCAAATCCCATCAATGGATACGCCGCCAGACCCAGTGCAGCCAGAGGCACCAGAGGTAACTGAAAAGCAATTGTTGCTTGATCCGCAGTTTGCAGCAGCGGCGCGTGACGTGCATTTGCTGTTTGAGGGTGAGCCGTTTGAAGGTGACGATCAAATGGCGGCGCGCTACGGCATAGATGCAATCGGTGAGTTTAATTATAACTTTGCTGGCCCGGCTGGCATCCCCGGCGAAAGTGGCATTAGCTCGCCCGGCACCATTGGTCAGGCCGCAGCTTTAATGACTAGCGGCTCACAAGATCAAGCCAAGTCTTTTGTTTATCTTATGGATCGTTATGACCAACTGCCTAACTTTACACTAGCTGGCACTGCTCGCATGATACGCGGTATGATTGCTGACCCTAGCGTTTACACTGGCTTTGGCACATTAGGCGCTGGTTTCTTGGTTCGCAAGACTGGGGCTACTGGCATCAAAAAAGCATTAGTTGAGATAGCAAAGCGCCCTGGCACGTCAGCCGCTGTATATACTGGCGTTGAGGCTGGGGCTGCTGACCAGCTAACGCAGGGCGTTGAGCGCAAAGCTGGGATAGAGATTGACCCAGCAACAGGCGCACTGCGCACTGCGTTGACTGCTGGCGTTGCTGGCACTATGGGCGGCGGTTTAGTCAAGGGCGGCGAGATGTTAGCGCGTGAACTTGGGCCTGTTGTTGGTGAGGCAATAAGCCAAGCGGGGCAGTCAGCCGAGGCGCGGATGGCAGAGCGCGGGCCTATTACTGACCGCGTTATGTCTGGCGCTGATCCTATGGAAGTAATTGACCCGGCGTTAGCTGCGGCTGGCAAGTTGGCTAGGGGCAAGGACGAATTAAAAACAGTGCTTGATTTAAGGGCTGAACAAATGAAATTGCCTGTTGGGCAAAGAGTTCAGCCATCAACTGATAATGTGATTTTTAATTTAGAGACAAAGCCCGGAGACAACCAAAGCCCTTATGAATTAAATATGCCAGAGCAAAGCGATACCCCTGTTCCGCGAGCGCCAGAAGGCGTGAAGCTGCCTCTAAATAACAGAGGCGCAAAAGTAATAGAAATGTCAGATAAAATTTCTGATGTTTTGGCTGACAGAGCGCGGCCATTAGTTGGCTCTAATGTGCAATATTTTTATCATACCGGCCCTTTAATTGATAAGGCCGTGGAACTGGGCATCCCAGAAGAAGAGGCGCGGCAACAACTAAAGAAATTTGCGTTAAATTATGCGGCTACTAGCCCACGCACAATGACTGAACAAAATCTGCGTAATGCCTCATTGGTAACCGCCAAACAAAAACGCGGCGTTGATTTGACAGAAATGATTGGCCCCGGCGGTGAGGGCGTCAATGAAAAGGGTTATCCAATGATGATTAACCCCGGTGGGATACATAAAAAGCTGGTTGATGAAGCTGCTGTCGATGGTTTAAATTTTAACACAAACCCCAAGCCAGCGACTTTTGCTGAAAATGTAAGTGGAAATCTGGCTGGCGTTACTGCCGACACACACGCAATTCGTGCTGTTTTTGACGCAATGAACGAAATTGAGCCGGGGTCTATACCCATTGAGTTTATTGGGGGCAAAAATGCTAAAGCAACAAAAGAAATGCGCGCCCAGTATCTAGCTGACCCATCAAGCCTTGACCCAGCCACAATGATTAATGACACGTTGGCAACGCAAAAAATTAACGGCGAGCCAACTCAAACTGAGTATGCTATATTTTCAGACATATATAAGAAGGTGGCTGAAAAAATTGGTGTAAGACCAGCCGAAGCGCAATCATTAAGCTGGTTTGCCAACGGCAAAAAAACAGGCTTGGCCTCAGAGCCAAAAACTATTGTTGAGTTAATTGATGAGCGCGTGGACGTAACGTCTCAAATGCTAGGACAGTCTAAAGACGAAGTGTTTAAGAAATTTATGAAAGGGTCGATACCATTGCTGTCTCTTGGTGGCTTGACGCTGCTGGACACTGGGGCAATGCAACAAGAAGTTAACGAGGAAATGTAATGGCAATACGCGGCCCAAGAGATTTAGAAGATAAGCTCGACCAGCTTTCCAAGCAGGAGCCGGATGCCGACCTGACTGATGACAGCATCCAGCCTGCTGGTTTTGCCCGGTCATTAGGCCGTCAAGCCGCTGGGGAAATTATCAAGCCTCTAACAAAGCGCGGTGCGCGTATTGACCCTGATTACAAGGTAACAGAAGAAATAACAAAGCCGGTTGACGTTATCGACCCAGACGGCACCGCCACAGATGTTATGGACATCCAGCCGCCTGTTGAAGCAAAAACAAAAATAGAGCCGGAAATTGTGCCGCCTATAAAAAAGCCAAAGCCATCAACAGAAGAGCGTGTCGAAGAGGTAATGGCCGAGCGTCAAGAGGCTATGGGTGGTGCGCGCACAGTGCCATCGCCCAGCAAAGCTCAATTAGAAGCGGGCATTGAAGCCGGGCCAGTCAATACTCGCTTTTATGATAGCGATAGTTTAGCAGCAACAGCCAAGGCTGTGGCCGGGGATACTGAACCTGACTATCAAGCTCAAACGGTTGAGAGCTTATATAGACGCGCTTTTATGTCTGGCGTTCCCAAGAAAACACTAGACGCAATGTTTCGCGGCATACCAATGCAAAGCAAGGTTGGCAACAACCAGTTAGCCACACAGCTTGCCGGATTGCAGGCGTTGCATGATGTTAGCGCACAAAAGGTTGACGAGCTTATGACGCAGGCTGCGTCTGGCCTTTTAACTGATTTGGGCAAGTTTGAATTGCGCGAGGCTTTGTCTCAGCATGAGGTAATCCTTGGCACGTTAAAAGGCGCAAAGCGTGACGTGGCTCGCAGCATGAATGTGTTTAAAGGTGCGCGTGAACGCAACCTGCCATCGCTAGACATTCGCGCCGTGCTTGACGGCGCTGGCGGCGATGATCAATTGCGCGCCCTAGCTGATAATTACATGAAACAAGAAACCCGCGCCGCCAAGAACAAAGTCCTTGAGGTTGGCATTATCCGCAAAACATATGACAGCATCATTTATGCGGCGCAGTCTACGTTCCTGACAAACTGGGAAACGCATCTGTTCAACAGTGCCGCTAACTTTGGAACGCTAATCGCTGACGTTCCAGAGCGCGCCGTTGCTGTTCCAATTGGCAAGGTAAGAAAGCGCATCGCCAAAACACTAGGCCTAGAGTACAGCCCGGATGAGTATTACCGTCAGGACATTTACGCCAGAACATCTGCATTTTATAACGGCATTATGGATGGCTGGTCTTTAATGGCTCAAGGCGCAAAGACAGGATCAACAAAAGACGCGGCGCGTAACCCTATATCATCTGCGTATTTTAGCAACACGCCCTTGATGCTGCTTGGCAAAGAGGTGGCTAGAACGCCAGAGCTAAAGAACACGCTGGCTGGAAAAGTGCTTGATAGCTTGGGGATGATTTACTCAATCCCTATGCGCGCCCTTGGCGCAGGTGACCAGTTCTTTGGTGGTATTGCGCAGCGTATGGAATTGCACGAGCAGGCTTGGCGTTACGGCGCGCAAATATATGACAAGAAGCTGGCCGATGGCGGTACAGCAGATGAGGCTCTGTCTGTTTCACAAGAGGCCGTAAACAGGTTTTTGACTGAGCGCCCGGCAGAGGTTGACGCTAGTGTTCAGAGCTTTAGAAAACAAGCGACATTAATGGCCGACATTGACCGCCAGTCAAACCTTGGCCGTATGTATCACGGCGCGCTCAAGGTTATGAACAACCCACTAGTTAAGCCGATCATGTTGTTTAGTAAGTCAGTCACAAACCTTGCCATTGAGGGCGCGGCGCGTGTGCCTATCTTAAACTTTATGTCGCCACGTTTTTACAGCGAGTGGGAAAAGGGCGGCAGGCACCGCGACCTAGCCATTAGCCGTATTGTTGTCGGCGGCACTATGGGGCTTGGCTCTTACTATCTAGCTTACAATGGCAGGCTCACTGGCGCTGGCCCGGCAGATACAGAGGACAGAAACAACCTAAAGCGCATCGGTTGGCAAGACTTTAGCTTGCGCCTAAATAATGACGAAATGTCGGATGAGAATATTGATCGTGTAAATAAAATCCTCGGCGCTGGTACAATTCAGCGCGGCACCGGCAACCTAGAGGGCAGCACGTTTATGTCATTAAAGAGGCTTGAGCCGGTGACAATACCATTGTTGCTTGGCGCTGCTTATGCTGACGCTGTCAAGTATCGTGCCTATGACCCAGACGACACGCAGCTTAGTATTATGTTTGACGCAATGTCTGCGTCACTGTCTGAGTATTCCACTAATATGCCAGCGATGCAGTCGGTAAACGAGCTAATGCGCATTGCCAACCAGCGCCAGACAGACAGCGGCGACCGGCTCGTTGCTATGCTTGATGCTTATGTGCGTCAGGTGGGTAACGTGGCTATTGCGGGAACACCTGTCGTTGGTTTAGCTAACAGCGCAATTGTCGGCAAGATTGAGCGCATACTAGACCCGGCTGCAAGTAACACAGCAGTAAATCAGGCGCAGGTAGAGTGGGCAGACGATGTGTTGGGTATTGACGCAACGCAGCTTGGTGTTCGCGGTTTCTTTGAGGCTTATAATAAAATGATGAGCCGTGTTCCAACAAAGGCAAACAAACTGCCACCAAAGCTAGATGAGCGCGGCAAGCCTATTGAGTATAGCGCAGATTATTCTTGGAGGCCTATGGCTACGCAAAAGGGAAAACGTGACGAGGTGTCTGAGATTTTAGCAGCAATCAATCACGGCGTTGCATATCCAAACTTTAAAATCAACGGCGTTAGCCTGACGGCAGAGCAGCAAAATATGTATCTAAAGCTGCAACAAGACCCAGACCCTGACACCGGGATGACAATGGATGAGGCTATTGTTGACGTTATAAACCAGCGTCTCAATGACGCTGACCTGCTTGGGATTGCCCCGGCGATAGGGTCACTGCAAAATGATGTTAACACTGTGGTATCTGACTATCGTTCTAGAGCGCGAGAGGTTATGTTTGGCAAAACAATTAAAGACAGAGACACCGGGCTTGTTGATTACACACTAGAGACAGAAGATGGCGCGCCTATTCTTTACCCCGGCACTGCGGCAGACATTGCCAAAAACCAACAAAAGGTCAATCTATACGGCAGGTAATAAATAATGTATAATCACGGCAATCATATGAGGCACAAAAATGGCTGACTATAACATCAATGCAATTACACGCAGGGTCGTGTTTACCGGATCAGCCGGGCTGGGGCCGTATGCGTTTTCGTTTGAGATCTTGGCTAACACCGATATCGTTGCCTATTTCAATGCAACCAAACTGACGCTGACGACAGACTTTACTGTGACAATCAACGCCAACGGTACTGGCAGCGTAAACATTGTGACTGGTGGCAACGTGCCATCAACGCCAACTGGATCAGATCAAATTGTTATTGTTGGGGCGAGAGATATTGAGCGCACCACAGACTTTGTAACAGCCGGTGACTTGTTGGCATCTAGTCTCAATGAGCAGCTAGACGCGCTGACGATCTTTGACCAGCAGGTGGCTGAAGAAAACAAACGCGGCCTACGCGCCCCGGCGTTTGACCCGGCGCTAGTCGAGGATGGCGGCGTTGTTGATATGACATTGCCATCTAAAACTGACCGGGCTGGTAAGTTCTTGGCGTTTGACATTAACGGCAACCCATCCGCATCAAGTGATGTTGGGGCTTGGAAAGGAAACTGGGCTGCTGGTACTGCTTATGTTATTGGTGATCAGGTCGTTGATACTAGCAATTCCAATATCTATCGCGTTAATTTTGCACACACATCATCCGGCGCTGTGCCACTTACCACCAACGCAAATAGTGCTTACTATGATTTGGTCTTGGATCTTTCGGGAGTTTCAACCGCTGAAACCAATGCTGGTAATAGTGCAACAGCAGCGGCTAGTAGTGCTACGGCTGCGGCAGCTAGTGCGCTTACTGCGGCTTTTGCTGACGATTGGGCTGTTAAAACAGATGGCGTTATTAACGATGGCACAACCACAGACTATAGCAGTAAAGCCTATGCCATTGGTGGTACTGGTGTAACTGATAGTTCTGGTCGTGGCTCTGCAAAAGAGTGGGCAACAGATACAACAAACACTTGCGATGGCACAGAATTTTCAGCCAAAGAGTATTCTATTGGTACTGGCGGCAACACAGGTATGAACACTGGCTCTGCTAAGCAGTGGTCTATAGGTGGCGGCACAGGTTTTGATCGTGACACTGCTGTTACTGGTTCTGGTGGTACTGCTGAATACTCAGCTAAGTATTGGGCAAATCAGGCTAAGAACGAAACACAGACGCAGCGTGATGTGTATTATGGAGCGTTTACTAATGATGCTGCCGCAGAAACATATCAAACAAGTGCTGCACCAACAGGTAATGCTGGCACAGTAGATGCTGGTGATTTGTATTTTGACAGCAGTAACAACATTCTTAGAGTTTATGATGGCACTAACTGGAATAATGCAGCGGCAGACACCACAAGTTTTGCCACTAATGGCTTTAGCATTGCAATGGCGATTGCCTTATAGGAGTTAATAATGGCACAGAATTTTCATAGATATACATTAAACGCAGTAGGCACTGTCGCTGCTGACATACCTGATGGGGCGAACTTTGATAGTGTGGATACGATTGTAGGTATTCACATTGCCAATGTAACGACTAACGCTATCACCGTTGACTGTTATATTAACGATGGCACTAACGACATCCATCTGGTTTTAGGCGCACCCATTGCTGCTGGCGGTGCGCTTCAGATCTTGGATGGTGGAGCAAAAGTTGTCGTTAAGTCTGGTGACAGGCTTTATGTAAAGTCAGACACGGCTGCTTCCGCAGATGTTTGGGTGTCTGTAGTTGATGCAATTAGCACTCCGGTAACATAAGGAATTAACTGATGGCTTACATAGGCAATCAACAGACGCAAGGCTTTAGCCAAGTACCTGCCAAACAAGACTTTACTAATATTACTGGCACTAGCCTGACGCTGACACACGCTGTCGCAAGCGCAGAAGGCATTTCACTTTTTATCAATAACGTGAGGCAAGAGCCTACAACAGCATATTCTATTGGTGCTGATGGCGTAACAGTAACGCTTACTGGCTCTGTTGTAGCGACAGACGACATCTATGTGGTCTACAACTCACTGGCTTTGCAAACGACAGTAACGCCGGATGCGTCTGTAAGCACAGCCAAGATTATTGATGGTTCTGTTACTAGCGCAAAGCTAGATACCAACATCGACATTGCTGGCGACCTTACTGTTGACACTAGCACTCTCAAAGTTGACAGCAGCAGCGGCAACGTGGGCATTGGCACTGTAAGCCCAAGCGGGTTACAGAAAACCCTTAATATAGACGGTGGTTCATCAGGTGCTAGTCTAGCATTGGATGGTGGGTCTAATTTTGCAGTTATGTTTACTGGTGCGACAGCATCAGACCCCACCAGTTTGTATTCTAACACAGGCTTCAAGTTTGCTACCGCTACAGCAAAAGACGCAACTGGTTTTAGTGAAAAAATGCGTATCAGCAGCAACGGCAACGTGGGCATCGGCACTGACGCTGATTGGGCTACTTTTACTGTTCTTAACGCTGCTAAAACAGCAAGTGACGTACTTGCGCGTTTTTTAGGAACCTCTACTCTTAAAAGCTTAATTGTTCGGGGTGACGGAGACTGTGAAAACAGTAACAACTCTTATGGCGCACTTTCAGATGTAAAACTAAAAGAAAACATTGTTGATACAACTCCAAAACTTGCAGATTTAATGAAAGTACAAGTTCGTAACTATAATTTGATTGGCACAACAGATAAACAAATTGGCGTAGTCGCTCAAGAGTTAGAACAAATATTTCCAAATATGATTAAGGAATCACCAGACACCAATAATGAAGGTGAAGAAACTGGTGAAACTACAAAGTCGGTTAAGTACAGCGTGTTTGTTCCGATATTAATTAAGGCTCTCCAAGAGCAGCAAGAAACAATCACAGCGTTAGAAGCCCGAATTACGGCACTGGAGGCAAGCTAATGGCTTTATCTAAAATATTACCAGCCGGACAATCCCAGTTTGCTGGTGCAAGAAACCTCATCATCAATGGTGCGATGCAGGTGGCACAGCGGGGTACGAGTGCGAGTGCGGCTAATGCTAGTTATGTGTCTGTTGACAGATATTTGACAAGCATTACAGGTGGCGGTGCTTTTACTCTTAGTCAAGAAACAGACACACCTTCTGGTCAAGGCTTCAAAAACAGCTTGAAAGCTACTGTAGATACAGCAGACAGCAGTATTGCGGCTTCAGATTACTATGTCATTCAATATAGAATTGAAGGTCAGAATGTAGCACACCTTATGTTAGGCACAAGCGATGCTGTTAAAGTTACTCTTAGTTTTTGGGTAAAAAGTAGCTTGACTGGAAATCACGGTGCGAGTTTGGAAAACGGGGCGGCTACCCGTAGTTACCCTTTCCAATATAATATTTCTACAGCTAACACTTGGGAAAAAATCACAAAGACATTCCAATTAGACACATCAGGTACTTGGCTAACAACAGATGTCACAGGCTTAAAACTTATGTTGGATTTAGGTTCTGGCACAAGCTTTCAAGGTCCTGCCGATGCTTGGGCTGGTGCTAATTATCATACTGCCTCTAGCAGTGTTCAGTTAATTGCCACAGGCTCTGCAACTTGGTACATCACCGGCATCCAGCTAGAAGTAGGCGAACAGGCCACGCCGTTTGAACACCGCAGCTATGGCGATGAGTTGGCTAGGTGTCAGCGGTATTTTGAATTGCTAGGTCACGCAGTTTCAAGTGGTGGCGATGGTTATTCTTTTATGTCAGTTTCACTTAACGGCAATGCCGCCAACCAATGGCTTGATGTTGGGTTTAAAGTAGAAAAAAGAGCAGCACCTTCATCTATCGACAGTTTTAACAGTTACACTGTTCCATCTCCAACAGCTACAGGCATAGGGGTAAATGGATTTACTCTTTATAAAGGTTCTCAAATGATATTTATAAAGTCTGGTGGAAGCAATGGTGATGCGGTTGCTTCAGTTAGTGCGGAGTTATAAAAATGATTAATTTTAATTTTACGTCAGCACAATATGTTAGCGGTACGGATATGAATGGCGACTCACTGGTTAATACTACAGTAATTGCAGTAAACGCAGATGGCAGTCAATCAATTATCCCTGCTAATGTCGGCAATGAAAAATATGACCATCTTTTAGCTAGACACAATGATGCTGATGATGACTTTACAATAGAGGAGGCTGACTAATGCCCTATGTCGGCAAAGCTCCAATCTCAGGTGGCTTCCACAAGCTTGATGCCCTGACCGCCTCTGCAACAGCAACCTACGCTTTGACGCTAGGTGGCGCAGCATATTATCCAGAGACTGCCAATCAGCTACTGGTTTCACTCAATGGTGTCATTCAGGCTTGCCAAGATAGCTTCCAAGTGAGCGGCAGCAACCTCATCTTTGACAGCGCACTAACAAGCAGCGACAGCATAGACTTTGTTGTGGCTCTTGGTGATGTGCTGGGTGTGGGCAGCGTTACTGATGGTGCTATTACTACTGCTAAGATTGGTAACAATGCTGTTACATCTGCAAAGCTAGCAGCAACAATAGCTCCTACGAACTTAGAAACAACAGCATCCACATTTAAGATGACTGATCTTAGCAGCAATGCGTTTTATCGCACTGGTACATTTGTTCCGCATTGGAGCACTGCTAATGTTACTACGGCATACGAAACTGATGCTTTTGGGTCGGGTTCATATTTAACGCAAGCAGGTACTTATATTAGGATAGGGAATTTAGTTCATGCTAATTTTAATTTGCGATTAGATTATTCAGCAGCTTCCTATGCTAATGGTTCTGCGGGTGGTCAATCGCTTAGTATTTATGGTTTGCCTTTTAAAGTTAAAAACGTATCAACTTATTTCCCTGAGACTAGCACTGTATATTTTCATTTTGCAGCGCAGGGGTGGGAGAAAATGTCTTTGATGGGTTTCGCAACCCCTGATAAAAGGTATGTAAAATTTAGATATTCAACAACTAATGGCTCAGTTGGAGAAGCAACCATAGACCATCCGTTTGACCCTACTCCACGTGCGCACGATTCAGAGATGCAGTTTGATATAACTTACGAAACAGACGAGGCATAGGAGACAGATATGGCACTTATAAAGTTAAACAATCAGTCTCTCACCGCAGTCACATCTGCTGGTTTGCCTAGTGGTAGTGTGCTTAAGGTTTTAAACACTGTACAAACAGGTGAACAAGGCATTTCGGCGGCTGAAACTTTTGAAAATATTACTGGACTAACTTTGGATATTACGCCTGTTTCTACAACTTCCAAAATCTTAGTTTGGTGGTCTATAAATTACTACATGAGTAGTGGCTTTGGTATAACAATAGCACCTATTCGCAATGGAACTACTAGATTGTATTATAATAATCATCTTCGTCCATTTGAAAATTACGTTGGTGCTGGTGGTATGCACGGCAGAATTAGTAACCAGTATTTAGACTCTCCGGCAACAACATCTTCAACCACTTATCAAATGCAGTTTGCGGTAAGTAATACTTCTAGTTCAAAGGTTGGAACCGACAGTTTTCCAATGACGCTAACTCTGATGGAAATCGCTGGCTGATGAAACCTACAGCCTCATCAGTGCAAGCCCAGATCGACACGCATGAGGCAGTGTGTGCTGAACGCTGGCGTGAAACCATCCTGCGTATCAAGCGCATCGAACATATTATGATAGGCACTGCTGGCACTACAATCCTGCTGCTGTTGAGCGTGATCTTACGAGGAAATGTTTAAGGCAATCGTCATAGCTTGCGCGATAGCGACCCCTGCCGATTGTATCGAGTTCCACGACACTCGTGGCCCATACGATACCCGCGCTGCCTGTGAACGCCGGGCTATGGAAATGGGTCGTGACGTTGGCGAAATGACGCACGGCCTGATGCCTAAAAAATGGCGATGCCAATCTTTGAAAAAAGGAATGCTGTCATAATGGAACCGATAAGCACGGCGCTGATGGCGGTATCTGCTGCGTCAAATGCGATAGCATTCATCAAAGCACGAGTGAACGATGTGCAATCAGTGGCTGATTTGTCGGAGCAGATTGGCACGTTGTTCTCGGCGCAGAAAAAACTAAACGAGGAACGCAACAAGCAGGCCGGGGTTAGTGATGTTAGCTTTAAGGGTTCAATTGACGCTGTATTAGAGGCGAAGCGCCTCAACGAAGAGATGCAGCAGATCGCCACGATGATCAACATGCGTTGGCCGAAGCCAGCCGACCAACCATCAACGTGGCAGGAAATCATCAACCATCATAACAAGGCGTTGCGCGAACAGCGAGAGGCTAGACTAGCTGCTGCCAAGGCTGCCGCCATCGCGCACGATGAAGCAATCGAAAACATGAAGATCGGCCTAGCTGTTTTTGCGCTGGTGGTTGTTGTGGTAGGATTGTTTGTAGCAGTTATGGTATCAACAGCCGGGGCTATCGGCCTTACATGAGTACCACGATTGGACTAGCCGGTGAGCATTTTGCTGCCGGGGTAATATTGGGCATGACTGGGTGGGCGTATGCACAAGCAGCACAGGATAAAATAGATGGCGTGGCTATTTCAAAGACTGATAACACGGTGCTTAGGATACAAGTTAAGACTGCGAGCCTTATACTTGCTAAAGGTAAGCGAAATCCGGCTTATCATTTTCAGCTTGGGTCTGGCTGTTCGCAGAAGTATTTACCGCGTAACACAAAGGAGTGGGCAGATTATGACATACTGGTGCTGTGTGGCAAGGAACATAGAAGCTGCTTATTCTTCCACGTCAGTCAGATACAGCAGTACAGTAAGCGGTTGCAGGTCGATGCGTTTACTCGCGATGCTGAAGAAGAAAGCTGGCTCAAAGCTGTCGCGCTGGCTAAAGAAATGAGGCTGTAATGGATATTGAAAAGCTACGCGAAGAGCTAATCGCTGATGAGGGTATGCGGCTAGACGTGTATAAATGCACGAGTGGGTATTTGACTGTCGGCGTGGGGCATCGCATCATTGAGGGTGATGCAGAACACGGCAAGCCACTGGGCTACACAATTACAGAACGCCGGATGAAGCAGCTATTCGATCTGGACATTGCCATCGTGCGCGAGGATTGTCACCGGCTCTATCAAGATTTCAGCGAGCTACCAGAAGAGGCGCAGCGCATCATTGCCAACATGATGTTTAATATGGGTCTGCCGACTATGAAAAAATTTAAGGGCAAGAAGCGTTGTGTCGATGCGCGTGATTGGGCTGGGGCTGCATTAGAGATGCTCGACAGTAAATGGGCGCGTCAACTCCCCAATCGCTCAGAGAGACTGGTCAAACGTATGCGGGCGCTGGCTGATGGGTGAAGAAAACAAAAAACCAATCCAAGCCAAGATAGGCGAAAATAGTTTTGAGCTTGTGCTGAGGATTTTAGGCAACGAATTTGTGGCTATCAAAATAGGCTCAACAAATTTTAGCGGCAAACTTATTGCCGGGGGTGTGCTGCTTTTGTTTTTTACATTTATGTTGATGGAAGTTTTCGGCCTATCCAGAATGTTAGGAGTTGAGTGATGTTAGCTGTATTAGGAAAAATACTAGGATCAGATAGTGTTATCAGTCAGGGCATGAAGCTCATTGATGATATGCACACCAGCACAGAAGAAGAAATTGCGGCGAAGAGTAAAGCCAAGATTGACTTAATGGGCGCTTATGCACCATTTAAAATTGCCCAGCGTTACCTCGCCTTGATGTTTGGGGCTACGTTCTTGGGCAGCTATGTGCTGGTGCTTGTTATGACAATCACTGGCCGGGGTGACGCAGACGCAGTAACAAAAGTGATGGAACAGTTCACAATAAATTACGCTATGCTTGTGATCCTTGGTTTCTATTTTGGGGCTGGCACAATTGAAAGCATCCAGCAGCGCACTAAAAAATAAAGGGGCTTTCGCCCCCTTATCTACTCAACTACCCTGATCGTTCTGATCTTGCCGGGCGTGTGCGTTAAGATGCCATCCTCGATCAGCTTGTCTAGCTGAAACCTGACGGCAGTTCTAGATCTGCCTATTGCGTAGGCTATTTCGTCCACTGTAGGGCCGAAGCCGTTGTAATGGTGGTAAGCGGCCACCGCGTTAACAACCGGCTTCCACGAGCTTTCTTGGCGCTTTGGCGGCATCAGTCAATCTCCTTTAGCGTTAATGTTTTCTGGCGCATGACAGTCTCAGGCTTGGCAGGCACGACTTTCTCAGGCTGCGCCCGCATCTTGCGAGTAGGCCATTTGACTTGCACCCGGCGATTGCCAACCGAGGCAAAGGCCGTGTCGTGACTGCCCATCGTGTCCATCAAGGCAGCAGTGGCAATGTCGATCTCTCGCTCTGCCATTGACTTGTTAGCCTTTGCCGCCATCAGGTGGTCAACCCACAGTGCATCGTCACCCTCAAGCTCCAATGGCGGTGCGTCAGTATCAACCCGGCCATACGCCGCCACCCCATCAGCCGGTGACACGACTGGGTATTTGTCAATATTTTTTCGGCGATTTTCAAAATCAATAACCGCCTCGCGAATGCGGTTTTGTATTACCTCATCAGCCTGATAAACGAACAGGCGCAGCGTTGTGCTTTGGTATAGAACAGCAACGCAGCCCCATTTATACCCGGTACACATCATCTGACCCTGCAATTGCAGCGGGCCTCGATGCGGTGCCGGGATCTCTTCTGGCCGTGCTGACGTTAGCTTGGCTTCAATCAAGCCAACGCCAGTGGTGTCTATCCAGCCACCCTGCGGCACATAGATACCCTTATCCCAGTTGGCCCTGACAGAGCCGTGACCAACGCCAGTGCCATCAAGACTGGCTGCCAGTGGCAGGTGATCGTGCTGGTATGGCACGGTAATGTCAGTCTCGACATTGGTTAAGGCCAGACGCTCGGCAGCCTTTCGCAATATCATTGGCTCAAAGAAATCGCCCAGTTCCATTGGTTCGTTCTGAGGTATGCGCGTTGGCGGGTTGCCCTCATCAATGCTAATCATTTCCTCAAGCAATTCATTCTGCGTTTGCCACGGTGATGCGTTCAACAATGTAGCGACCCGGCTGACGCTCAACTGATTATCCGGTGTAAGTTTTCCAACCATTTTTAGCTCCCAAATTTTACCATCAAAGCCCACACGTTGTATTCGGTGGTGATGGCGTTAGTAAAAAACGTGATTACAAATGCTGTAACAAACAGCATCCCGATTGTATCTTTAATCATTAGTTTGCTCCCATTATGTTACGCACAGTGCTGGCGTACCATTGCCCGCCCAGTGCTGTTGGAATGCCAGCTTCGTTTAGCTTGGCGGCGATAGTGCGTAGTGAGGCACCAGCCTCACGCAGCACCGAGACGATAGGCATAGCCTGCTTTGCGGCGACATTGGTACGCGCCACGCGCTTGGCTGCTGATGCCCGGCCAGCAGCGGCAGGGTCAGGCGAGCCGAGCTTGACACCGCGAGCTTTGGCGGCAGCCAGTGCAGCCTTGGTGCGCTCGGAAATCAGCGCACCCTCAAGCTCTGCCATTGCGGCAAACTGCGTTATAAAGAAACGACCTTGTGGCGTTCTGCTGTCAATGTTTGGCATATCAGCAAATGTAAAATTGATGTTTGTGTCTAATAGCTCAAGCGCAAACCTAGCGGCGCGGGTTAAACGATCCATCTTTGCAATAATCAATGTGAAGCCAGTGCGCTTGGCCTCTGCCAATGCAGCGGCAAGCTGCGGGCGTTGGCTTTTCTTGCCGCTCTCGACCTCGGTGTACTCGCCGATGATGTTGTACCCGGCAACGGCTGCGCGTTGTGCCTCAAGGCCAAGACCTGATTGGCCTTGGCGCTGAGTGCTGACACGGTAATAAGCGATGTACTGGGTCATTATGCTGCCGCCTGTTCTGCGGCTGCTTCAGCCCATCTAATTAGCGACAAGCTGCACTTTTTGATTTGGTCATCAGTCATGCCGATTTCGTGGCGGGCAATAAGAACAGCCTCAGCCGCACACTCGTTGCGGATGCCAACACATTTGAGGTATTCACCGAGATCGTCTTTGTCACGAATAGCACAAGAGGCGTGTTTATCGAAACTCTCAGCCATATGCTGTTGGTAGGCATAATCAACGAACGCTTCAATTTGCTTTTTAGTAAGTTTAGTCATCTGTCTGTCTCCCTTTTGATTACTAGTGACTAATAACTATTTAACAATTCTATAGGTATGTTACAAGGGGTATAGGCAAATTATTTTACAAATGTAAGGAAATCAAACAGATGGCCGGGATAAAGAACCAAATGTTAAGGCTCCGCAGCGACACAGTTGACAAATTAAAGACTGTTTTGGACGCATCAGCGCATCGCTCGATGTCTGCCTTGGCCGATGAGGTGCTAGATAAGGGCTTGACCCGGATGCTGATGGAACAAAGCACCGACAAGGCGGCAGAGACAATGCGCTCGCTGGTTAACCGCAATGGTTAATAGCCGCAACAAGGGTGCCAGCTTTGAGCGCGAGCTTGCCAAGCTGTTGTTTGAGGAGCTTGGCTTGACGTTCAAGCGCGACATAGAACAGTATCGCGCAGCGGATCACGGCGATCTGATCTGCGTTGAGATGCCTGACTTTCCCTTCAGCATTGAGGCGAAGCGGTATCGCGCCGGGTACGGCATTCAGCCCGCTTGGTGGGATCAATGCTGCGCTAGTGCATTGGCGACACACAAGCTGCCTTTGCTGGTTTACAAGTACGACCGTTTGCCAATCCGCTGGCGCTTCCCGGTCGCTGCTGTCGCCGGGATGGACAACTACCTGCCAGCGGGTGACATACACGAGCAATACGACTGGCGTTACGCGGTCGAGTGCGACCAGATGACAGCGATGATGATCATCAGGGAGCATCTAGCTGATGCTTAAAATGCTCGATCTATTCAGCGGCATTGGCGGCTTTAGTTACGCTGGCGAAAAGCTGGTCGGTGGCTATGAGACAGTCGCGTTTTGTGAGTATGATAAACACGCGCAGAAGGTCTTGCGTAAGCATTGGCCTGACACAGAAATAATTGATGACGTTAGGGAGTTAGCTAATGACGCAGAACGGTTCAGAGGATCAGTTGACATTATTTGTGGCGGATATCCTTGCCAGCCCTTCTCGCTTGCCGGGGTCAGACGAGGCGATAAAGATGACCGACACCTCTGGCCGGAAATGCTTAGAATTATCCAAGCTGTCAGGCCGACTTGGGTTATTGGAGAAAATGTTGCTGGACACATCTCTATGGGCCTCGACACGGTGCTATCTGACTTGGAAAATCAAGGTTACCAAGCAAGATGCTTTGTTATACCGGCTGTCGCCGCAGATGCCCACCACCGCAGAGACAGATGCTGGATTATTGCACACGCCGACAGCGAAGGCGAACCAGATGGCTCCATCAATGAACAGCGGCTGGAACGAGCCATTGTGGGCAACGCCAAACACGATGGATCATCTGCCGTCAGGGATATCGGGCGCATACAAAGAGAGCTTGACAGGCAGACGCAAAAGATCGAGCAATCTGCGGGATCAGGTGATAGAGCCAGTGCTGTGGGCAACGCCGAGCGCGAGCAGCGGGGAACCGCCAAAGCGAGACGATTGGACGTGGACAGGTCTGTATTGGATAGATCACAAGGGCGAGAAGAAACAGACGCGACTGAAGGATCAAGCGCAGATGTATCCAACGCCGACAGCGAGGGACTTCAAAGACAGTCCAAACCAAAAGGATCGAGGCAAAAGGGACGACAGCAAATTGGCGATGAGGGTTTACCGTGGGGAAAAAGTAAGTTCTGGCTCCCTGAACCCGGAGTGGGTCGAGTGGCTAATGGGGTATCCGGTCGGGTACACCGCCTTAGACAATTAGGTAATAGCATCGTGCCACAAGTGGCGGCGCGTATATTGTGGGCTATTAAGGAGGCGCACAATGGCTAGGCCAATGTACGAAACCGAGGCCGACAGACGCAAAGAGCAGGCAGTAGCCGATGCTTTTGCGGCTCACGGCTATGATTTTTACAAGCTGCCGATACAGTATCGCCTCGACTTTGTGGTGTTTAAGGATAACAAGGCAAAGGCATTTATTGAGGTGAAGCATCGTAACGTGCGCCTGTTACAGTACGACACAGCGATGATTAGCCTGTCGAAAGTTATACAAGCGCGGCTGCTGACGCAACACACCGGCTTGCCAGCGTATTTGTTAAATGTTTATAAGGATAACATCGCCCGGTTTGATTTTGCGGGTGATTACGAAATTGGGAAGGGCGGAAGGTCTGACAGGGGCGACCCACAAGACGCAGACATTTGCGCCTATTTCCCGATCCAAGCCGCACTGGTCGTGCGGTAGTTCTAAAGTTTAGGAGTTAAAAATGGCTTTAGGTTTTCAAGAGACTACATCAGG